CACAACCACACAGACAGCTCTCTAAAACAACCCACCCCCTTTTATACACACTTAATCTAAATTTTTTATTTTACTATTTTTTAAAATACACTAAATGTAGTATATGGATTACCTTGACTTAGAAGATGTAGAATCAATCTGTTATATTGAAGAAGGCAGCAACAATGTAATAATGAAGTTCTATGGTTTTAGTGAATCTAAACAAGCTGAACTATTTAGCATCTTTGCTATGAAGAAACTAGACTTTGACTACATACCCAATGATGCGTATAGAAACAAATCTATACACTAGATATGGATATTAAGATTCCCTATACACCAAGGAAGCTACGTAATCTCTTTCGAGGATTACAAGAAACCGAGGTTAAATGGATATAAAGATTCCATACACACCTCGAAAGCATCAAAACTTTTTACACAAGCAAATAGATAAACATAGATGGAGTGTGCTAATATGTCACAGACGCTTCGGAAAAACAGTCTGCATGATCAACCACCTTATTAAATCTGCACTAATGTGTAAATTGAAGAACCCAAGATTTGCCTACATTGCACCAACCTTTAAACAAGCTAAGAGTATTGCCTGGGATTACATGAAACAGTTTACAGATAAGATCCCTTATATTAAATTTAACGAAACTGAACTTAGAGTTGATTTACCCAATGGTGCTAGGATAACATTACTAGGAGCAGAAAATTCTGATGGATTAAGAGGTATCTATCTTGATGGCTGCGTAATTGATGAGTATGCTAATGTTCACAGCAAACTATTCCCAGAGATTATTAGACCAGCATTATCAGATAGAAAAGGCTACTGTGTCTTTATTGGTACACCTGCTGGAATGAACAACAACTTCTACGAACTATACCAACACGCACAAGGTGCGGAGGATTGGTTTAACTATAAGGCAAAAGCATCAGACACTAAGATTGTAGATGAAGAAGAGTTGGTCAAGGCAAAAGAAGTAATGGGTGATAAGAAGTACAACCAAGAGTTTGAGTGTGATTGGATAGCTAACATTGAAGGAGCTATCTATGGAGATGTGATTGGCAAGATGGAAGATGAAAAGAAACTAACAAGAACGCCTTACGATCCTGCACTACCAGTTTCTACAGCATGGGATTTAGGGGTCTCCGACCATAGTGCTATTATATTTTACCAGCAACTTGGAACAGCAATAAACATTATTGACTACCATGAAGAGAGAGGTCAAGGATTACCTTATTACATACAGATGATTAAAGAAAAAGATTATGTCTACAAGGATCACTATGCACCACACGACATTGAAGTTACGGATTTTGGAAATGGTAAGACCAGGAGAGAGGTCGCATATCAATTAGGAATAAGATTTAAGGTAGTACCAAAAATACCCCTTGAGGATGGCATACACGCCACTACAATGACCTTGCCTAGATGTTACATAGATACAGACCATTGCAAAAAGTTAATAGATGCGTTAAGACATTACCACAGGAAATATATAGATAAAGATAGAATGTTTAGATCAAAGCCTGTACACGATTGGAGTTCACACGCAGCAGATGCTATGAGGTATCTAGCGGTTGGACTACAAGAAATTAACACTAGACAAACTGCACCACAAAGTGTAGCAGAGAATGAGTATAGGATTATATAATTATGAGTTTTTTATCACCAAAAATGCCACCACTACCACCAGTTCAACCTTTGCCAGAACCACCTTCAGCAGAAGTCTCTCAAGAAGATAAAGCTAGAATTGCAGCAGAACAAGCAGCGGTAGAAAGAAAAAGAAAAGGTAGAAAATCTACTATTCTAACTTCGCCATTAGGCGTTGAAGATGAAGCAGAAACACAAAAGAAAACTTTGTTAGGATCATAATGGGATCAGTATTTAGACCTTCACCACCACCAACACCAGCACCAGCTCCTGTTGCACCAACTGTAGCAGAGGTTTCACAAAGTTCGGCAACAAGTGCAGATGGTTATGATTTAAGAAAAACAAAAGCAAAAGGAAGATCAGCTACAATTATGACAGGTTCAAAAGGTGTATCAGACGAAACTATAACACTAGGCAAGAAAAGTTTACTAGGACAATAATGGCTAAAACAGATTTAACTAGAGATTTATTATCAAGGTTTGACAGACTAGAAGGTCAAAGACAAAATTGGGAAACGCATTGGCAAGAAGTTGCAGATTATATGCAACCAAGAAAAGCAGATGTAACTAAGACTAGAGCTAGAGGTGATAAACGAATGGAGATGATATTTGATTCTTCTCCAATACAAGCAGTAGAATTATTAGCATCATCATTACATGGTATGCTAACCAATCCTGCTACACCTTGGTTTACTTTAAGATTTAAAGAAAATGATATTGAGAACGAAGATGAAGCAAAAATCTGGTTAGAATCTGCAACTGCAGCAATGTACACAGCATTTAATAGATCAAACTTTCAACAAGAAATTTTTGAATTGTACCATGACTTAATTACATTTGGTACAGCAGCAATGTTTATAGAAGAAGATGATGATGATTTAATTAAATTTTCAACAAGACATATCAATGAAGTTTATATTGCAGAGAATGATAAAGGCAGAGTAGATACAATCTTTAGAAGATTTAAAATTTCTGCTAGAGCAGCAATACAAAAGTTTGGAGATAAAGTTTCATCTGACATTCAAGGAATATTTAAAAAAGATCCTTATGCAGAAGTAGAAATTATTCACGTTGTTTATCCAAGATCAGATTTTGATCCTAAGAAAAAAGATAAAAGTAATATGCCATTCGAATCTGTGTACTTAGAATACAAAAATGCAAATGAATTATCTATGTCTGGATTCAAAGAGTTTCCTTTTGTAGTTCCAAGATATTTAAAAGCATCAAACGAAATTTATGGAAGAAGTCCAGCAATGACAGCGTTGCCAGATGTTAAGATGTTAAATGAAATGTCTAAGACAACTATTAAAGCTGCACAGAAACAAGTTGACCCACCACTATTAGTTCCTGATGATGGATTCTTGCTTCCAGTTAGAACTGTACCAGGCGGATTAAATTTTTATAGAAGTGGCACAAGAGATAGAATTGAACCTTTAAACATTGGTGCAAACAATCCACTAGGTTTAAACATGGAAGAGCAAAGAAGAGATTCAATTAGAAATGCTTTTTATGTTAATCAACTTCAATTGCAACAAGGTCCACAAATGACAGCAACAGAAGTCGTACAAAGAAATGAAGAGAAGATGAGATTACTAGGACCTGTTCTTGGTAGACTACAATCAGAATTATTAAAACCATTAATTGATAGAGTGTTCGCTATATTACTTCGTAACAATATGTTACCAGAAGCTCCAGAGTTTTTGTCTGGCAGAGATATAGAAATTGAATATGTATCACCACTTGCTAAAGCACAAAAATCTTCAGAGCTACAATCTATTATGAGAGCAATAGAAATATTAGGTTCACTTGCAAATGTAGCACCAGTATTTGATTATGTTAATTTTGATAATCTTGTTAAACACTTGGCAGACATAGTTGGTATGCCACAGAAATTATTAAAATCACAAAACCAAGTAAACGCAGAAAGACAACAAGCAGCACAAGCTGCACAACAACAACAACAAATGGCTCAGATGCAACAAGTTGCACAAGCAGCAGGAGATGTAGCACCACTAGCGAAAGCGTTGCCAGAAGAAGCACAAGCTTTAGTTAATTCAGAAGTGGAATAATATGGACGCAAATAAACAATTGGAACAATTAATTCAAGGACTAAAAAAAAATTACGAATACATATTCAATACAGAAGAAGGCAAACAAGTCTTAACTGATCTTGAAAAAAGATGTCATTATCATTCTACCACCAATGTAAAGGGGGATAGCCATGAGAGTGCATACATGGAAGGACAACGTAGTGTCGTTCTATTTATTAAATCAATGCTACGAAACGATAAAGAAAAAGGAAAATAATATGTCAAGCGAACAGATAACACAAGAAACTGTGCCTGTAGAAACAGCGACACCTACAGAAACAACAACACCAACAACTACTGCAGCACCTATAGCACCTGCAACACCTCCATCTTGGAAAGATTCAATTAGTGAAGATTTTAGAAATGATCCTAATATTGAAAAATTTACTGAGATAGATGCGTTAGCAAAAAGTTATATCAATGCAACTAAAATGATTGGTCAAGACAAATTAGTTATACCAACTAATAACTCAACAGAAGATCAATGGAATGAAGTATATTCTAAATTAGGTAGACCAGAATCTGCTGACAAATATTCTTTAGATGCAAAATCAGAAATTGTTGAAATGGATGAAGGTGCAATAAAATCTTTTGCCGAACAATCTCACAAACTTGGATTAAACAATAAACAAGCTCAAGGTATTTTAGAATATTATAAAAATAATATGGAAGGTACTGCACAGCAATCAAGAATTGATACTGAAACTGCTCAAACACAAGCTGAACAACAGTTAAGACAAGAGTGGGGTAGAGACTTTGAAGGTAAAGTTAAACAAGCTGGTGCATTAGCAAAAGCAAATATTGATCCAGAAGTATTAGATATGACTTTATCAAATGGTACAAGACTTGGAGACCATCCAGATATTATAAAAGGCTTTGCAAAAATTGCAGGTATGATGTCTGAAGATAAAATACTTTCAACTGAAAGTGAAAATGTTAATACAACTAAAGATATTGAATCTGAAATAAGCACTATTATGAATGATAAGAATGGACCTTATTGGAATAGACAACATCCAGATCACGATAAAATGGTACAACAAGTGTACACTTTAAGAGAAATGGCTAACGCAAAATAATATATTAAATTGCTTGTAATATAATAAAATTTATTATAAGCAATTAATAATAAGATAACTCGCAAGAACCTTATTGACCACAAAGAAAAGAATTGTAGTCTAAAAGACTTTAAATCCAAGAATTGCCTATCGTTTTGATGGAGAACCTTTCTGATTTTTAACATAACAATAACAATAATAATGGAGAGACAAATATGTCATCACAAATAACAACAGCATTTGTAGAGCAGTATTCTGCTAACATACAAATGTTATCTCAACAAATGGGATCATTATTAAGAGACAAAGTCAGAGTTGAAAGCGTTGTAGGAAAAAATGCTTTCTTTGATCAAGTTGGAAAAGTAACTGCTCAGTTAAAAACTAGCAGACATTCGGACACTCCTCAAATAGATACACCTCACTCAAGAAGAAGAGTATCTCTTGGAGATTACGAATTTGCTGATCTAATCGATCAACAAGACAAAGTACGTCTTTTAATAGACCCTACATCATCTTACGCACAAGCCGCAGCTATGGCTATGGGAAGAGCAATGGATGATGTTATTATCACAGCCGCTTTAGGAACTGCTTACACAGGTGAGACAGGTACTGGAACGGAAAGCGTTCAAACTGGTGTTGTTGCAGGCACATCTGGTTTAACTGTTGCTAAATTAATTTTAGCAAAAGATTTACTAGACAAAGCAGACGTTGACCCTTCTATACCTAGACACATTATGTGCGGTCCAGAGCAACTTGGTAATCTATTAGGTGATTCAGAAGTTACAAGCTCAGATTTCAATACCGTCAAAGCACTTGTGCAAGGCGAACTTGATACTTATCTTGGTTTTAAATTTACTGTAACAAATAGACTACCTAAATCAGGTAATGATAGAACGTGTATTGCTTACGCAGAAGATGGTCTTTTACTAGGAATCGGAAAAGATATTTCCGCAAGAATAGATGAAAGAGCAGATAAATCGTATGCTACACAAGTTTATTACTGTCAATCAATCGGTGCTACAAGAATGGAATCTGCGAAAGTTGTTCCAATTGTTGCA